CTTGGGTAACAGCACCGCCGAGACCGGAGGTGTAACCGATAGCTTTGCCAGCAGTGGCTTCAAAAACGGATGCCATGGTTAGTTCCTCCTATCAATCGAAGTTGGAGGTGATGGTGGCACGCACGATTCCAATGTTCTTGGTTTCGTACACCTTGCTCCAGTTGCCCACGGTTGCGAGCTGAGCACGGGTGGGGTTCGTGGTGGTCACGGCCCACTTAGCACCAACGGGGTGGTAGATGTAGTGCATGTCCAGCGACATGGCATCCGACTTAGCGAGGATGTCGCGGTCGGTTTCAGTACGCATGGCAGCCTGCTCACCGGAGGCGATAGCGCCAGCAGTGAAGAAATAGCAGGCATAGTTGCCGGCGCTGTTGGTGATGTCGTCGGACACGATCACGCGCAGACCCATGTAGGTCGGAACGCTCACATCGCCGTACGAAGCAGCCACAGAACCGCCAATGGCGTTGATGGTGCTAGCACCGGTGGCAGGAGTGCTCAGGCGGGCTTCCGTATTGGTCACATAGTCAATCGCCTTGCGCTCCACGAGGTCGTAGTAGCAAGCCGAGTGCATGGCCACGGCGGTCAGCTTGTCGCCTTGATCGCCCAGAATTGCGCGGGCCTTAGCTACCTGACGGGGACCGAGGGCAGTTGCGCCGCTGGTGTCAAAACGCAGAGCGTCAAAGGCGGGGGTATCAGAGCCGGTGAGGCTACCGAACACACCTTCAAGGCACTTGTAGAGGTCAGCCTGCTGCTGGTTAGCAACGTACTCACCAACTTTGGCGCCAATGGCGGCCATGGGGTCGGAGCCAGCAGCCAGAGCAGCCAGATCGCGGGCCTCAAAGGCACGACCACGGTGCAGGATCACGCCAACTTGCTTGTCAGCACTGATCTTGCCGGGGGTCAGGCTGGTGGAGTCGCTAAGAACTTCCAGATCGCCGGACAGGTTGGCCTTCCAGAAAGGCACGTTAACAAAGTCACCACCCTCGGTTGCATTCAGTTCCGCCATGGGCTGCACAACGCCGCTGGCAAGAAACTGGTTCCGCTGAGTCGATTGCTCGATCACATACGGAGTAAAAATCTCGGGGATGATGACATCAGAGCGAAGAGTCGCCATGATGAATCCTCAGGGAATTTGTTGGTTGCGGGCGTAACCCAATGACGGAGTGGCGTAACCAATCGCGTCTAGCAGTTACATATTAAGCATTGTTTGCCGCTGCCTTCAAGCGTTCGTACAGATCGCGGTCAGTTCGGTAAAGGCGTGATTGCTCGGTGAGGTTGAAATATTCCCGCGTGAACGGGTTTTTGGTGCCTGCCGGAACATCGGACGACACAGGCTTGGTGCCAACGGGAGCGCCAGAACCCTTGACGTTCGGAGCCCTGAACAGGTAACCGCGCTCAGCCTTCAGGCGTTCAACCCATTGATCCATGGGCACTTCGTTGTAGCCATCAACGGCCACGGGGTTACCGTTTTCGTCCAGCTTCAGTTGATCACGGACCAGACGAAGAGCATCGTGCGGGTTGTGAGCACCCTGTTCAGCAAGGATGGCAACAACGCGATTGTCCAACTGATTGACGGTCAGTTTTGATTCCAGTTCGGCAATGCGTTTCTTGTAACCTTCCTCCCGCTCTTGGAATTGTTGAGCGTACTGTTTCAGGGCTTCGTCGTACTTACCCTTTGATTCCAGTTCCTCTTGTTCCTTTTTTCGCTTGAACTCCAGAAGTTCCTGAATATCAACGCCATCGGGAACGGCAACTGATTTTTCCTTCTGTTCTTTGAGCTTGCCAATCAGTTCAAAGTTTTTACGCTCCAACGCTTCAATACTGCGCTTGAGCTTTTCCGATTCGTTATCGGTTGCAGTGGGCGTAGCTTCCTGCAGTTGTTCGTCAGACATTGTGACCCGTAGGGTTTACCGCCAAAGTGTATAGGCAAGCCAGCCCAAAGGCACGTCATGTCACGGCGGGAATGGAACACGCCAGTTCGTGAGCCTTGGTGTCCAGTGATTTATTGGCTGCTCAAGGCGATTGACCTACACACCCAGCGGTATCTGGAGACTGGGGAACGGTGGCATGTTGACGCGGCCAACGACCTGCGCCGTTATGTCTCAGAGCTAAAGGATCGAATCCACCGCGATGAAGGTCGGTAGATCACCATTTTTCCTTGTCAGCCCAGTACGCCGCTGACATTTTGCCTTTGGCAATATTGGCCGCATGGCGTGCCTTGAATGATGCCCTTCTGGCCTTGTCTGCTGCTGACTCTCCTTTTCGTGGTGGTGAGCCAGATACACCCTGCTGACCGAACCTGATCAGCTTGACCTGATCGCCTTCCTTAGCCAAGACCGCGTGCGATTTGGTCGGGTGGTTTGGCGTGCGCTTCGGCTTGTTGTAGCCGTCGAACTTTTCGCCTCGGTATTCAATCGCCATCTTCCCCATCATCCGTGCAGGTGATCACCTCAACGCCCTCAGCCAATCTGCCCATCAATGCACCGAGAATTTCGGGATTGTTGGGCGTCGGGAAAATAAACCGGCCTTCAATCATGCCGTCAGCACACTTGAGGTAAGTGCAACTGCCTTCCCAGATTCTGCCGTTCATTTTTTCGGCTTGCGTTTTTTGGCGGTTTTAGCCGCTGCCTTGAATGCGCCTTTATCCGGGTAGTCAGCCTCACCGGGACGGGCCTTGCGTTCCTTGGCGCCTTCCTCAATCCGCTTCCGCTTGGCGGCGATGTTGGCGTAAAGGCCTGGCTTTTTGGTTGCCATTACTTTTTGCCTTTGGGTTGCTTGCGGGCCTTACCGGCTTCGCTCAGAGCAATAGCAATGGCCTGTTTACGGCTTTTGACCACGGGGCCCTTGCCCTTTCCGGGCTTGCCGCTGTGCAGTTCGCCGGCTTTGTACTCCTTCATCACCTTGCCGATCTTCTTTTCGGCTTTGGTCGGTTTCTTGGCCATGGGGAAGCGGCAGATGACTCAAGTTTAGGCCCGACTTATCAACCCAGCCAATATTGCCGTTATCCAGCTTCTGAAGTCTGGCTTCAATGATTGCCTCGCCGTGCTCAACCTCAACCCAATCGGAATAAACGCGACCGTCTAGGTAATACCTAATCTTTGGGAGGTCCATACCGCTGCTGCAACTGAGCCAGCGTAACTTCACTGCCGTCTTCGCGCACCATCCGAGCCAATGCCTCTTGTGGCCCGTATTTATTGGCAAGTTTGTCGAAATAGGGCACGCGACTTTTACCCAATGTGTCTTCCTTGATCTGTGCAGGTTGTTTCTGAAGCCATTGGCCAAAGGTCACATTGCCTTGAACTTGACCCGTTGAACTAGCGCGAACAGAAGGGCCAGTACCCCATTCAGGCGGGTCAATTCCCAAACCCTTGTAATCAATAATTGCAATCGTTGTGCAGCGGCAGTTGAAGTGCACTGGCGGGGTTGGACCCTTGCCGTACTTGTATTCTTTGCCGTCAAGGTTGCGGCAGATCGGGCAAGTTCTGGACTCCAACGCAGCAAGCCAACGGTATTTTTTCGTGATGTCTTCATTGGCCTCGTAAACCTGCTGGCTGGCGGCATTGGAAACCTGCTGAACGCTTGTGCGAACGACGGTCATAATCTGATGGTCGGCCATCTTGGTTAGTTCACCGCCGGCTAAGGCCTGTTGCTTTGCAGTGCGTGCCAGCTCGCCAAATTCAAGGCTGCCAACAAGACGGCGGGCAATCTGCGCCGTAGGTTCACCCGTCAAGATGCCTGTTCGCACAATGGCGTTGAACCGCTGGGCTTGGGATTCGGCTAGGCCGCGAAATGCCTTGGCCACTACATCACCGTTGGGCAGCGTGATGGCAGCACCTTGGCCAGCGGTCAGATTGAAACCACCAGTGCCCGGCAGCGTGAAGTTCAGATCGGTCGGGTCAACAGTTGCGACGGTCGCGGCAAAGTTTGGGGCAACCTGAACCGTATTGACCTGAGCTACGGCGTTGATCTGTGACGGCAGTAATTGGCGCTCGTCAACAACACCGCCGGTTAGTGCCAGTTTGATTTGATCCGTGACAAATTCTGTCTGCAGTTCAGCTAAACCCTGTAGCTCGCCGGCTACATATGCCGTGCTGCGATTAGTCCATCCGTCTAGTGATTCCCGCAGTTGAGCAAGGATTACGCGCAGCCGTTGTGCCTGAACTGATGCAGGGCTAACGATGCCACCACCCGCCGTAGGGGCGCCAATATCAATACGTCGTAAGTCATCAATGGCGCTAAGGATGATGCTGTTGTAATCACGAACAACTTGGCCAGCGACAGCATTACTGAAGCGGTTTAGGTCAATGGCGTTGCGGTAGATATTGGCAACAGGATCTTTGCGGTTGATACGCCGCTTGAATTGCTCAATATTGAGCAGGCGGGGTGTAACGCCTGATTGGGTCATTACTCAGGCATCACGACGGGTTCTTGATTGTCTTCCTGAATCATCTCCTCTCCGGTGATGTCTTCACTGCCAAGGTTTTCAGGGCCGCCCATTTCAATCAATCCGCCGGTTTGGGTTGCTTCCAGCTCCTCCTCAACGTCGAAGTCATCGCCTAGCACTTCGCCTTCGGCCAGTTGATCCAACAGCGTTTTCTGGCTGATCACGCCAGCGGTATAGGTCTGCAACAGGGCAAGGATTTCGGCAGGCTCAAGGCGTGCGGCGATGAAGTCACGATTAACGAAACTGCTGCCAGATTGCGGCAGGCCAAGGAAGTCAGCGTGATACCGCAGGCAGTTGTCGATTAGATCCTGCACCTGTTGAGCAATGACCATCATGGTGCTGTCGCCTTGGCTGCGGTCAATCCGCTTGGCCTCGGCAGTTTCGGCACTCAGCTTTTGGCCCAGCACAGCAGACAGACCCAGTTCGTTGATCTGCGCCGCGATCTGCTCAAGGCGACGGAACTGAGCCTCAAAGCTACGGCCACCCGGTTCGATGTACTCGGCGCGACCCTCGGCAGGAAGGGCAAGGGCCTCAGACGGGCCGGCACTGATTTCTTCGGCGGAACTGGGGAAACCAAACAACGCCAGCATCGGCACGGCGCTGATGTGCAGCATATTGTCCAGATCGCTTTGGATCTGGTAGGTCTTCAGGTTCAGCTCTGCGATGTCTTCCAGTGGCGGGCGGGATTCCAGCAGGCCAGCACGGTTGCTGTAGGCGACGGCAAAGGGGATGTAATCAAGGCTGGTGGTGCCGGAGGCAACTTCGGCAAATGCGCCCTTGGTGTCGTCTTGGCGGAAGACTTGATAGGAGCCTGGACGCAGGACACGAACCTGCTCAACGTACTTTTCGCCAAATTCACCGTCGGGCACCACTACCCGCTCCATCAGGCGCAGCATGGTTAGACGCTGGGCGCCGTTGCTGACCTCAGAGCGCCAACCAAGGATGTCACGCGGGGTGTAAGTGACCCAGTAGGGACGAAGATTGGCAGCGTCGGTGATGTTCTGTAGTTCGTCTTCAGAGTCAGAAGGGAAATCAACTAAAACACCGGCGTGACCGTAGCGGACCATTTTTCGGGCCAGCTCGTAGACAAAAATATTCAGGTCATTGCCTTGGAGGTCTACATCAAACAGTTGTTCGCGCAGGACATCAGGCACATCGTCAAGACGGACTGGCTTGCGGGTCAACATGCCGGCCAGCATCCGCTCAAGGCGCTGGTAATACGGCGGGCAAACTGAACGGGCCAAACGGTTGTCGTAGGACTCGTCTTGTTCGCGGGGTTCCTGCGGCAGGTAACGGCGATGCTTACGCCGCATTCCGTAGGTGCCTTCCAGCAGGTCTTCAATCAATATCCAGTGTGCTTCCTGTGCAGCCCAAGCACCGTTGGGGTCTTGCACCTGCGTTGCTGTGCGCGTCAGCAGCCGGTCGTAATGCCGAAAACCGGTGTAGGTCATTCTTTGCGCCTAGCCATACACAAATTCTATGGCTCTAGGTTAGTTGTAAATAATGGCTGGGCCTCCGATACCGCCACACACGGTGTCCAGCCTTACGGACAGAACCGACCCAGCGATAGCAGTTTATTCGCCTTCGTCAGCGCGGCTGATTTCATCTTCTAGGGCCTCGGCAGCTTCGTCAAAGCCTTCGTCGTAGAGCCACTGTTGAATGGCGGTGAGCATGGCGGAAGCGGCCTCGTTGAACTCGTAACAGGCGTCGTCAACGGTTGAATCGAAGGCGGCTTCAAGATCGCGCCAAAGGGGTGCAGACATTGTGATGTTGCGGCGGCTTCAGGGTAGCGGCAAAAGAAAAAGCCCCCGAAGGGGCTGGGTGATCAATAGTTGGCAGCAAGGCCGGTTGCAAGGTGCTTGAAGAAATGATGGAAGTCACCATTCAAAAAATCAAGACGCTGCAAGGTGCTGATGATTTGTTCGCGTTCGCGGCCTTGGGTGCGGTGAATGGCTTCAATAACCACGTCGGTGGTGATGATGTGGCTATCGCCGGTGACGGGGCTAATGACCTCGTAAGTACGAATCTCGAAGTCTTTTTCAGCGAAAAAAGTGGCGAGGCTCATGGTCTTGTGCGTGGTGGGGTCGCCCCCTGTCCCTTAATTATGGGGTATACCCCTGCCGTCTGACAAGCGCCCCAGTGGTCAGTTCACAAATTGTTGTGCGCCCATTCCAGCAGCTCTTGCCTGACCCAAAGGCCATGGGGCCAGCCGGATTCGTCTTTGGATAGATGCGGCGCGTATTCCGGCAGCTCGCTGTCGCGGATCACCTCAAGCCAGCCGCCACGATGAAGCAGTACAGCGCCGACGGCTTTGACCGTGCGGTATTTCATGGTTGTCGGGGTGGTGGGATCGCTCCCGTAAAAGGAGTATACCCCATAACGCACCGCTTGTCAATACAGCCTGATGCCAGTGCCACGGCCCGCGTTCGCCTGAAGCGGGTTGAACTCACGCCACACCACGTACCCCAAGGCGTCAACCATGTGGTCATGCCCCGCCTCTTTGTCCGGCTCGCCCTTCTCCGTCCAGCTCTGCAGCTCTAGGCATTCGATCAGCCGCGTGCAGCCCTGCGCCACCGTCAACCGCACCTCGCCCTTCCCGTTTTCCAGCAGTGCCTGAACGGCGGCCACACGGTCACGAACGGCAGGGTTAGACCGCCCAGATTGATTGCTAAACCCGTAGGACTCCAAAATCTGAATGTCAGTGCGGGTGGCGTTGGTGGAGCGATTGCCGCCTGAGGCATCAGGGTAAACGTAAACACGATGATGCGGATAGCGACGCTTAATTTCTTGCGCCAATGCATCAGTGTCATGTGCGCCGCTGATTTCATCAACAATCGTGAGCCTGTTGCCATTCCTAACACCAATCACAGCAGACATATTGGCAACGTTGAAGTCAACGCCCACACGCAATGGTTCGTTACTGAAGTCATTAACGGTCGCCACTACATGCTTTGCACGATCAAACCTGTCGTACACCTGGCCGGTATTTAGGTTCACCCATTGGCCTTCAAGGTATGACTTAATTAGTTGCGGCGGATAGTTCGCCATCAGGCTGTCAACAAACCCGTCGGGCAGATATGGGTTATCCATGGTGCGAGCACGGATCAGGGCCGTGTCCTCACCGGCGTTACGGTCGAACGTATCGAATGCCCAGCCGTAACCCTCGGGCGTGGTGGCGGCGTAAAACTGCTGCACATTGCCAGCACGAAGACGGGCCAGAGCCATGCGTGTTGCCTGCTCTGCTACCCGCTTGTTTGCCGTATCAGCCTCGTCAAAGCCAATGGCGCAGAGGTTCTGCCCACGAATGCGGTTCCATGTTTCCATCGTCCGCAGAAGGATGGTGTGGCTGCCCTCAGCGAAATGCAGGGTGTATTCCGGCAGCGGGCTGACGCGGAAGTCAAAGGGGATTTCCCACTCTTCCAGCAGGTCGTCCATGGTGCGCTGGAGGATGTCACGCAACATTGGGGCAACAGGCTCAAACAGGGCGCTGACGTGGCCGATGTTCAGGGCTGCCATGTGAACAGCCTTGGCAACGAGGCCATGGGTCTTGCCAGCACCGAACCCGCAGACGAGGGCGAGCTTGCGGTGCTCAGTGTCATCACAGAAGGCCAGTTGATGCGGCAGCAGCGTTTGCCGAATGCGATCTAAGGCCTGTTGGGCTGTTGGTCCTGAGGCTTGGCTTAACGGTGGATCAAGGAGGAAACCACCGGGAGCGTTGGCGAGGAGGCTCAAATTTCAAGGCCGATCAATTTGGCTTGAAGCTGGATGGCATTGAGGGCGACTTGGGTTTGACCACGCTTGTAAGCGGACTGTTCGTAGGTACGAGCACGGCCTAGGGCTTCGGCAATCCACGAGGGTCTGGTCATGGCCGCGTCTTCCTCTAAGCGGATTCGTGCGCGTTGGATGTAATCATCAACTTGACGCGGAGTGATATTCCACTGTTTAGACCCGAATTGAACAATCTGACCACGCGATTGTCCTTCGGTCAAAAGACCGTAAACAGTGTCAACGCGGAAGTTGACTTCGGCAGCAGTTGAGCGTGCCAAGTTTGAACAAAAAGTGATACGAACAGGATAAACCCAAAGCGAAGAGAATGGAAGGTTTGGCGTCTCATCTTGTGACACTTGGGACGGATTCGGGGGTCTGAAGACTTTCTGGAGGATGGCGCGAAGGGCTTGTCAGCCCCGGAAATCTGGCTAATCTTGTGCCCGCTAGCTTTGCTAGCAATTCCTTGCTCTCTGAAATTTTCTGCTACTAACCGCAAACAATGGCTAAGGGTGTTTTTCTCCGATTACCGGATGATTTGGTTTATGACTTGGAGCGTTACAAGCCCAGAACCATGTCGCTGACTGGGTTTTGTGCCTATTTGATCGAGCTAGGGGTTGACAGGGACGTTACGCTGGCGGAGCGACCGAAGGGAAGCGAAGCCTCTTCTTCTTATTCTTCTTCTTCTATTAAAGAATTATCTTCTAATAATATTATTAGTACGGCTGTTAATTCTGCTAACGAAAAGCCGAAAAAGTCCAAGTCCCGTAAAAAACCGGAATATTCCGAGGAGTTCAACGAGTTCTGGAAGCTGTATCAGTCAGCCCCTGATCGCGTCTCATCTCAGACGAAACCCAAGGCCTACGACGAGTGGAAAGGCATTGTGGCGTTGGAAGGCCCGGAGACCCTCCTGAGAGCCGCTACAAGGGCGATTGAGGAGCAGAAGCGGAAGATGGCAGCCGGCGAGTTTGTGGGCAGCCTTCCTGACCTGTTTCGCTGGCTCCGCGACGGCAAGTACGAGGTCTATCTGGAGGAGCACCAGACGCAGAAGGCTGGGCGGACGTGGAGCGCCGATCTTGGCTGCTGGATTGAAAACGACTAACCCACTCCCCTGTCAATCACCCCAAATCACCATGAAGCTGTATTCACCTGACGCCAAGGGCAAATACGTCTGGCAAGTGGCCGACGCCAAGACCCGCGCCGTGTCGTACACGGTCACCAGCAGCCGAACCCCGCCCGGCGATTCCTGCTACGGGCACCCGATGGGCAAGTACGACGACAGCGGGCTGTATTGGACCTTTTGCCCGAACGCCGGCGCTGACGACCCGAAGAGCCCGCAGGCGGCCCGCTACGTGCTGCACCCCATGGCCGCCGCTGAACGCGACCGTGCTGACCGTGAGCGGCTCTGGCGGGAAATCTGATGTGCCAGAAATCAAAGCGTCTCCGCAACGTCGTGACGGTGTAGACGATCTGTACGGTGATGAGCACGCAGAAATTTCTGCGGTCAACAAACCCACTGCCATGACAATCACTCTTCCCCGCCGGGAAAAGCCCGCCGCCAAGGTGGGCCCGCGTCTTGAAATCTCCCCTCTGGAGTTAAAGGACTGGCTCAAGCTGGAACACGGCCTGAGCAAACTGCTCACCGAAGCCGAATCCTGGGAACCGTTCGCTTGGAAGGGCAATGACCTTTCCGCCCCGCTTCGCGCCTTGTACGTTGCCGAATCCCGTGGTTTGCTCTCACGCCGCGCTGACCGCTCCGTAGAGGTTGCCATTGCCGACATCACGGCGGACATCAACGGTTACCTGATGTCTTTCGGTAAAACCCCAATCACCGAAAACACCGTTCTGAACAACTTGCGTCTTGCTTCGCAGTATGTATCTGCAGCCGTTGGTGTTTCGATCATTCCCGACCGCGCATCAATGAGCGTTCGCCTTGTTGATCAATACGAAACCATTGCCAACATTGAGCGTTATTTCGAACAGATGAAGCCAAAGCTCAAGAAATTGAGCCATCAGCTTGACCACGCTGTTTCCTGCGGTTACGACATCGGCCACGTTCTTTCTGCTTCGGAAGAGAGCACCGGCTTGAAAGTGCTGCGGGCTGTTGCCTGATTTGTCCCGGCCCTCTTCACCGGGGGCCATTTCTTGTTCCCACCATGACAACCGCAATTATTCCCGAGGTGCTAGACACCTCAACCCAAATCCTTGAAGCCTCGCCAATGACCGACTCGGAAGAGAAGGAATTGGTGATTGTCAAAACGGCAATTCAAACTGCCTACGCCGACAAACTTGAGCGTGACCTGGCGATTGGCGCGGGCCTCCTGCAAATTTTCCGCCGCAAACTCTATAGGGGCAAACAGGGCGGGCGTACTTGGGAACAGTGGCTGGCCGAAGAGTCGGCTGAACTGACGGCTGGGCAGGGATCGCTTGGTGCAGACACCGCTCAACGCTTGCGCGGCTTCTATCAGTTCCGTTGCGAAGTATTGCAGTCCGCCGCCCGTGGGCGGGAGAACCTTCCTTTGCCAACGGCGGCAAGACAAGTTCGCCCCTTGCTTGGTCAGCTCGATAGCCACCCAGAGGCCGCCATTGAAATGTGGAAGGCAGCCGTAGCCGATGCAAAAGGCAAGGTGCCAACCTTTGATCAGGTCAATCGCGCTGCTCTGGCGTACAAGGCCAACGAACAAAATCAGGCCCGTCGTCTAACAGAGGCACAGCGAATTTCCCAGCGCAAAGCCGTATTGGCTTCCGTCGAATCACGGGTAACCGAAGAAAACGAAGAGCCTGCGGAGCCGTTTACTTTTTCGCTGCCACGGCCTACAGCAACTATCCCACAAATTCCGGCCTGGGAACTGGAAAAAGACGACAGCAGCATTGATGCAGTGTCCGAGTGCAAGCGAATTACGCACGCGCTAAATGATGCATTCAAGGCTATTGCGACGCTGCGCGGGATTCTCTATAGCCAGATCAATCGTCACGGCGATGAATATCTGCAGTTTCTTCGTCAAGTTGACGCTGGTGTTTACAGCCTCAGCAACATTGATGATCAGATTGAGCAGATAGGCGACGACGTTGACTTTGTGCTGGGCTTGCTGAAAACAAGCATCGGCCCTGGCGAACTTGCCAAGGCAACAGTTGACGTTGGTTCGTTTCCTATCCGTGCATAAAAAAGGGGGGCGAATTTCGCCCCTCGTCAGGGTTCCCACTGCTGACACCACCATTCTGCCCCACCGCTAATGCCCTGTGAACAATTCCACCAAAATCCGCTTACGCAACGCGATTGTTGATGCGTTGAGCGATGGCGACGATCTTGCGGCTCACGAAATGTTGAGCTTCATTGTCGGCCAACCTCATAAAGAGGAAAAAGTAGCAACAGTCCGTCAACTGGCGTTACCCGCTGGGAAAGTTATTGTTGATGGTCCTGCGCGTGATTATCACTATTGGGTGAGATTTGTGCGCGAAAACTTTATTCCGTTCATGCAGGCCAACGGACGCAGCCAATTCACGAGTTACGAGTTACTTAGCTGGCTCGATAATTTTGGTGGACTTGAACTGACTGCCGGCGATACTGAACAGCACAGCAGCGGAAGAGAGGTGTGGCGCAGCCAAGTTTGCAACGCACTGTCAACACTTAAAACGATGGGTATTTTGGACGCCCCGCCGTTTGCGAAGGACTATACGATCAAGGCAATTAAAGAGGCTGCATATGAAACCAGCGTTTGAGCTGGCGGAGGTCCGGCGTCTGCTCCGTCGTGGGGTGGACGCTGGCCACTGGAGCCTTCAAGATCTTGACATCCCATCGCGGGGCTGGGTCATCACAATGGAGGATGCCAAGCGCATTCCCGGTTTTACACCGCCCACGTACCGCAACCTTCTCAGAGATGAGCCCACACCAACAGAGCGCGTCGAAATCGTCAGCCCCAGAGACTTCGCGGTGGTTGAAGCCGCTGCCGATCCTATTCAACGAGGAAGCGCACCGGTATTACCACGAGCCGAGTGGGAAGTGGCTGAACCATTCGGTGACGCAGGTTTGCAAGGGTCGGAAGGATCCGTGGGCGATGAAGCGGATTATGGAGACAAAGCATATTTGGGAGCCTCGGGGGAAAACGGTGCATTCAGCCCTAGAGACGTTTTTGACGACTGGTGACGCTGGCGATTATCCGGCGGAATACAGCGAATGGATTGAGCCGTTGTTGGAGCATTCCGTTTGGCAGACCTACGAGGCCATTGCCTGTGAATACAGGTTGTGTGATGTGGAGCGCAGCATTGCCGGGAGCTTTGATTGCCTGCTGCGGCGGAAGGATGATCACACGCAGTTGGTGTTGGTAGATCTGAAGACGCAGAGCAAAGCGGATTCCAGCCCGTACGACGTAAGCCCGCAACTTGGCGGGTATTTGGGGATGCTGAGCCTGCATTGGCCAAAACTGTACGTACAGAAGGCTGGGGTGCTCTGGTCAAGGCCTGGGGCAACGACGCTGCAGAGGGTTGATGTGGATGAGGCTGTTATTGAATGGCAGGGCGCCAGAGATGCGTTCCTAATGCTGAACCAGCCGGAGTTCTGATGACGGAGCCTGTTTGGTCTGTTGGGGTGCCACTGGCCGTTGGGTTGCTGGGCGTGATGGTGCTGTTGGCATGGGTCGGGACACAGGATTGACAGCCCCTTGCCCTTAGGGGTATACTCCTTTTGCAGCGATGCCCCACGCATGACCGACCACGCACAACTTCTGTTTGACATCGCCAGCGTCAAGCTGGAAATTGCCTATCAAGAGGAAAAGTTAAAGGCGTTGATGGACAGCCTGACCACGCTCTACGCCTCCGGCGATTTGGACGCCATCAAAGACGATGACGGCAACCTAGTTGGCGAGGGCGTCAAGGTCACCCGTTGCACCCGTACAAGCTGGCAGTACAGCAAGGCAGTAAAGGAGCTGCAGCAGTTGGAGCAGTTTGAAGGGGTGGCTACAAAGAAAGAAACAGAATACTGGAGGATTTCGCTGCCAAAGGCAGAGTTCTGATGGCCGACCATCCCGTAGACCGCCGGATTGACGCCATCCTCGCCAAGTACGACCTACGGGACAAAGCTCAATACATCAGCGCCGTTTCTGAGTTGACCAGCTATTTAATCACTCTGAAAAGACGCGATACGGTCAACAGCCTGTATTACCAACGCATCAACGACAAGATTCACCTTGAACGCTGTCTGAAGAACTCACCAGATGACCAACAACCCACATGAACTGACATTGTTCACACGCTTTTTGTTGTGGATGCTATCAACGCGGCCTGATGTTGTTCGAGTCAATGTTGGCAGTCCGGTCAATTATTTAGAACGCTGCTATAGCACCTCGGGCCGATGAAGTTTGCTGTACAGGGTATTGAGCCCGCACCGCAGGGAAGCAAGCGCCATGTTGGCAATGGCCGCATGATCGAAGCTTCTAAAAAGGTCAAGCCTTGGCGGTTTGCTGTAAGTCAAGCTGCACTTGAAACTGGTTGGCGACTGGTTGATCGACCCGTGATGGTACAGATTACGTTCATGTTCAGCAGGCCGAAATCGCATTACAACAGCAAAGGCCAGCTAAAGCAGACGGCGCCGCTCTACAAACAGACCAAGCCTGATCTTGATAAGCTGTGCCGTTCAACCTTAGATGGCCTCACAAATGTCCTGTTAAAAGACGATTCGCAGGTTGTTAATTTGATCTGCACGAAAATTTACGCCAACGAAGGCGAACTGCCAGGAGCACTAATCACCATCAATCCACTGTGAAGGGTTCAAAGTATCTGCGCCAATGCGTCATCTGTCAGACCGTTTTCAACATCCCACTTCTGAGGGGCAATGTTAAAAGTCCACGCAAAACATGCAGCCTGATTTGCCACCGCAGATTGGTTGGGCAAACAGCAAAGAAATGGACAAAGGCCGAGGTTGAAATCATTGAGCACCTGAGCCTTTCGCTTCCGCCAAGGATGTTGTATATGACCTATTGCAACATGGCGGCAAAGGCTGGCTTGCCGAAAAGAAGTGAAGCGTCATTACGGGCGAAGATGCAATCAATGGGCATTCCGTTGATGCCAGAAATTGATTGGTACACGCTGCATCAGTTAGCCGACTTGTTCGGTGCAACGCGGCACGCAATGTTCAAGATGGTGAAGCAAGGGCTAAAGGCCAAAAAAGAATCGAATCATCGAAACCAGCCGTATTTTGTAAGCCGCGTTGAGCTAAAGCGATTTGCACGGAAAAATCCGGGGCTATTTAGGGAATTCAAGCGCGATGGCCTGTTTGTTGTATTGGAAAACAAGGAGCTGATTGATTTGATCATGGAGCAGCCCATACAGCGCAAGCCAAACCGCTACAACCCAACCAAGGTGAAGTGCGTTGAAACTGGAAACGTATACCCAAGTTGTCGGGCGGCGGCGCGGATATTCTTTGTTGATCCATCAGCCATTCACGGGGCGGCCAGAAAGGGACATAGAGTTGCTGGGTATCACTGGGTTGCATTGCGCTGAATTTAGGGGTATACTCCGTCTGGGTCCGAAGCCCCGTCCTCAATCCGACAACCGCACACAACCCCTATGACCGAATACCCCAACCTTGGGGCTGTCATCACGCAGGCTGACGTATCAACCAAAGGCACTGGCTCCTACGCCGCTGATTACGTCAACTGGTGCCGTGTTACCCACCTGCTGCATGACAATGCTCCCGGATGGCAATTTGCTCTCAAAGCTCACGAGGAGACCGGCCACGTTTGGAAGGCTCCCGACGGAACCGCTTATGTGGTCGGGTGCTTTGAGCACATCAACGGATCCGATACGCCGCCCTTCCCGCAGGCGATTATGGATAACCGCAATAACGCCATCCTTTTTGAAAAGGTCACGGCCCGCGATCTCACAGACGCGCATCGTCGCTGTCTCTGCACTGCTGCTGCTGCTCAGTTTGGCTTGGCTTGGCAGCTCTGGGCGCGAGAGCCAGTAGAAAACCCACATCGGGAGGAAGCTGGTAAACCCGCCTTACAACAAGACACTCCGAAAGAACCGTCCCAAGTGCGGGACACTCAGCCCAAGGCCAAAGCCAAGGCCGAACCTAAGCCCGAATCAAAGGTCGTCTTTCTGACCGATGAACAGGTGGAAGAGGTCAAGGCTGCCGTTAAGGCATACGAGAAACGTGATGAACTGATTACTGCCTTCAAAAAGCATTTCAAGATCATCGCTCCGCGTATCGCTGATCGTATTCAATTCCCTGAACACAAGGAATTTATTGACACCTACATCGCGCAGAACCCATGAGGGCGCCCAAGCCCAAATCACCCACTGAAATCAACCGGAAGAAAAACCGCTTTGTTGTAGCGGCCAAACTTTCGGCTGATCTCCACCGCCAGCTTCGGTCGTACTGCACCAAATCAGGGCAGAACATTAACCAAGCTCTTCGCCACATCATCACTACCTTTTTCGCCACCCATGGTTGACTATCCCAAAAACGAGTTCACCCTTTGGTTTAACTGTATGCCCGATCAGAAAAAAGATGGGCACTACTGGGCAGCCGCTGAAATTCCCGTGGAGGAACTTGAGAAGCTCTACAACTGGGCGCTCAAGCAAGACCCTGTGCAGAACCAACGCGGTGAAGCCTGCGTGAAGCTCCGCGCCAATCTGATGCCTCGCACTGCTGAATCCTCTGGCCGTGAATACCTGAAACTGGCCATCAGCGAACAGCGCCCCAAAGCCGAAACTGATCTCTTCTGATTTATCACCATGATCATCCTTACTGACGCCCAACTCGTTGAACTGACCAATCGGATCAATCAGATTCGTACCATCATTGACACCGCTCAGGTCATTAAAGCTTCCGCTGCACAGCCCAAAACCGTTACCGAGGCCGGCACCCAAACGCCTAAGCCAGTGGTTAGCAAGCAACGGCGAAAAGCTCGCACCCGTCGCGTCATGCTCAACGCCGCTCAGGTTGTAGAGATCAAACGGCGTCTGGCCGCTGGCAACGAATCAGCCGCAAAGATTGCTCGGGATTACGGCGTTCACGTCACCACGGTCAACCTGATCAAATATGGGAAGACGTGGAAGGAGGTTCAGGTTCCGGCCTGACGGTCACGCTGCATCAGTTGCAGTTCTAGGGCTGCAATTCTGTTGGTGGCTTGCTGCAGCAGCGTTTGCTGCATGTTCCACGCTCTGAATAACTGAGCGGCAATGGGTCCGGCGTTTGGAGTGCTCTCTAGGCGTCGGGCCTCTTTTTCGACGTTGAACGCCGACGAGGGATCAGGTTTTAACAGCATCCACTCCCAGGCGTTGTCGTCCATTGGATTGGCGCATAGCACATTAACGCTAGGCGTCGCGTCAAGGCTAAAAATTGCGACAAGGCGAATTTCCCCCTTGCAACCGCTTGCACATCCGTTATCTTTGACGCACCGGGGCGACCCGGCCAACCGACACACCACACACCAGCCATGAAGGATCGCATTTGCAGCATCTTTGTGTTTCTGCTGCCCGCTGCAATCTTTGCTGTCATCATCCATGACGGCCTCACACTCCAAACCGCTCAACACAGCGGAACCCAGCAACTCCAAACCAACCAACAATGAGTCTTGTCGTCTTAACTGCTCAGTGCTCTGGCATTGTCGTTTCAACCATTCCGACCGGCCAAAAGACCTACAAAATGTCGCCCAATGGTCGCGGCGTCCGCGCTGAAAGAACCCTTTGGAAATTCAACGCTGGTATGCCCTGTTACGTCCGTGGTTGGCCTGCCTACGAAGCCACGATTGTTGACAGAGTTGAAGGCTGCACTTGGCCAACTTACCTAGTTCAAGCCTTTGACACTGGAGCTGTCTATCAAATTTCACAGCTTTATTTGTCCAAGCGACCCATTGAAAACCGATGATCAAACTACGCCGCTTCTATTTTGAAATCCCAGAGGTCAACATCTACAACTGGGTAGATGCCTATGGCCCAACGGAAGCAAAGCAAATTGCCTTTGACGAATGGGGGCCTTACTACCGCTTCATCAAATGGCGGCAACCAATGGAAGCCAAAGAGGTCAAACTTCCTGTCTTTTAATGGCGCGAGTTAGGCAGACAAAGTTAACGCCTGCTGCTGTAACCCATATTTTGCTGTCTACGGAGCCAAATTCCGTTATGGCCGCACAATACGGAGTAACACGGCAGGCGATTTCCTTGATTCGCAATGGCCGGAGCTGGGCTGATGTCGCACCGGAACTTCCCCGAATTCCTGTTCGCGTCAAACAATCAATCCGCAAGGATTACATCAAACAATCCCAACACTGTTTTAACTGCTTTGAATACCAACAAGGTGAATGCGCCTTTGGCTTTCCTGAGGCCATAGATGAACCAACATTTGCCGCCATCTGCGATCTCTACAAACGAGATCCAAGCCGTTCTACAGCAGTGTCTAGCTGAATACTGGGCGCCACGGTTCAACGAACTAACCATTGACCATTGCGCCCGTATGTACGCTGCACTGCAGCCGTTTATTCGCTATCAACAAGGCAACTGCCCGATAGCCAATGACCCCGCCAATTAAGGCAACCCGTGAGTTCTACGACAGCCCAAGGCATTACTGCTACGGAGCTGATTGGGTCGGTTACGGTGTTATGTCTGCCTTTCAGCCTTGGTGCTGGGATGGCACCGCCGTTTGGTACGGCCCTCTTTGTGACACCAGATCAGAAGCCCTTGCAATCGCCAAAAATCATGCTGACGCCTGTTGAACTTGACCAGCGCCGTGCTGACTTCATGGAAATGCTGCACCAGCACTACCAAACCGAAAATTTGTTCACTGGACTTTGGGAACGTTTTGCCTATGACTCCGCCGTCAATCTTCGTGACCTGGATTACAACGTTTTGCGCTCTGACCTCATTCGTGCTTTTGGCAGTGCTGACAGTGAGCTGGCTGGCCGGTACGCTGATACTGCTATCGCCATTTTGATTAACCACATCCTTCCGCAACGGGGCTAAGCCATGGCAACAAAAGTTCCATTCCTCAACTGGTTTGAAAACTGGTGCTTCTACTACTTGGCACGTAGCCCTCGTGTTGGCACTATTCAAGTACGTTGGCGTTATACACCAGCTACATTTATCGTGCGCGATCTGAATGATCCTTGCGTTGAAAAAGTGGGTGACGAGGAAATGACGCCGGCCTCATTTGACCTAGAGCGTATCTTCCATATGCCGTCTTACGGCGAAGCGGACGAGTGACGTGATTAACCTTTTCAACGGCAGGGTTGTTTTAGAACGGCGAACGCTTGTTGAAAATTGGCGTGCAAAAGTAAAACTCCCAAAACAGGGTGGAGCGCAAATAACGATTGACCTACAGACGACCGACTTAAAACTGGCCTTCGTCCGCGCTCAGAATATTTACAGATGCCTTAGAAAAGGCGAACCTTTGGCGGAATTAGACCCACCACCAACCAATCACCTTTCATGCTGGGATTGCGCTCACTGGTCTGTGTTGCGCGTGAACAATGGAGGCAATGGCTGTGAGTTCCAATTCCCCGAGGCGCGCCAGACTGCATATGGCAAATTCGCATCTCAATGCCACCTTTACGACGATGGAACCCAGAATTCTGAGCAGGACCGACTTTGAGGACGGTAGCTACATCGAAACGCTAGAGCCAGTTCAAGGCGGTGAAATGTATTACCGCAGTTGTTACAAGGGAATGTGTAGATATTCCAGCGATCTTTGGCAGGCACAAATTTATTGCCACCAGATGACCAGTCCTAGTCTTCCCGAGTAATCCAATCCATAATTCTGGCTTCACCTATTTCTGACCAAAAAGGCAAACTTCTATACCAAACTCGCCAATCTTTGTGCCCCTTAGACATATTGCAGCCGAAACAACACGCGACAAGATTGTTTAATTCACTGTTGCCACCTTTTGCTTTCGGCACAACATGATCAAGTGTTGGCGATCTGCCTAGGGGTTCAAAACAATAGGCGCAATGGTAATTGAAGTGATTTAGAACAGCATCGCGGAACCTTCGTTTTGCTTCGTGCTTTGGTACAAGCTCTGAACCGTCGATGTGCTCAACCACCAGGCAACAGCTTGGTTCCTTAAACGGTAGCCACTGAAACTGAAATGTCTTACTACGTGAAACTGCCTGACGGCACACGGGTTGGCCCGTTCAAAACAACAGCAGCCGCCCATCACTGGTGTGAACAACGCTATGTGATGGAGTTTTCATTGCATCTGCTGCAAGACCCACATATTCCTTGCTTCATGCGGCACGAACAAGGGCCAGACCATTAGGCAATAAAAAACCGCCTGCTCCGACAACAAGCGGTTTAGGGTCTCGTCCCGATTAATGCTAACTGGACTAAGTGGGCTAACCGTTAAGCGTTTCCCAAGACGGCATTACAGTTTCGTGTCCGTTGTAATGTCCAACTTCGGCGTAGGAGCGGTCAGGGTCGTCAGAAAGTGGCATGAAGACCATTTGACCAATCAACAGTCCGGGCCAAATACCCACACGATGCTTTTGCCGCACATTTTTAAGCTCCAGAGTTAGACGGCTGCCGTGCCATCCCGGATCACAGAAGCCTGCAAGCATATGTTGAATGCCACTCCTCGCACGGCTTGATTTCAATACAAACTGAGCCGCAATCGCTGGGCTATCAGGCAGGTTAAAAATCTCCTGCGTTTCGGCCAAGATGAATTCACCCGGCTTCAGCCAATACGGGTCTTCCTTGCTGTGCGTCTGAATGCTGTGCCTAATCAGCTCTGGCGTCTCCGCCACCTCAATCATGATGTTGTTGCCCAAGGCCACGTCGTAACTGGCTGGGTTCAACCGCTCGGGATCAAAGGGTTGAATGAGGGCTTTTTCTTGGCAAAGGGCGCGGATTTCTGAATCAGGCAGCAGCATCAGGCATCAATAATCCCAACGCACCCTAGGACGATCTGGACGGATTCCGAGGTGCACGAAACCTTTTTGAGCGCCGTAACCGAGTGAATACGGCCAATGAGCATCGCACCAAGCCTGTACGGCGTAGATGTCAGCACCAGCGATATAAAAATCAATCGCGCCAGTATCGGGTGCGTCGTAAAGATGTTCTGACCGTGCTGAGCCGCCAACGGAAGCATTGATTTTGGGCGGGCGATAGCCGCTCGTAACTACAACAGGTTTATTGCTAAAGGCGGCGCGCACACGCTCGGCAAACTGGCAAAGAACCATTGCCGTATCACACTGAAATTGCTTATTAAAACGCCTTGCCTCTTCGTTTAAAGCCAGCTCGCCATATTTAATGTTGGGAGTAACGCCAAAGCTAAACGGCTTGTCAGGCGTAAATTTCACATCCGTCGTCAACGGTTTAGCCCCGCCAATAAACAAATCAAGCTCATCGCGCCGGCGACGAACTAAACCCTCAAGCACTTTGCCATCGCCTTTGTTCCAGCGCGGCAACTCTTCCATGGCCACCTTCTGCGGATCTTCACCATTGTTCAGCCTGCGCCGCAATGTGCTTTCCATCAGCGCACCAGCGCCAACATTGAACACAAAGCTGATCAGGGCACAACGTTGATTATTGGTCAGCGGTACACGAATTTGAGTATCAACAGCACGGGCAAACTTTTCAAGGTCAGACAGCAGCAAAGCCTCTGCATCGGCCTCGGTAATCTTCATGCCAAGCTTCACATTTGGCCCCGTGTGGCCATAACCAATCGTTGGTACGCCGGCAGGGCAGATGTAGGCATCCAGCCGCAACCCCTCCCACTTTTTAATCAGATCAACCGCCGGTTGTAGATCGCGCTCTGGCTGTTTACCGCCTTGGCTCCAAGTCTTAAACCAAGCCTGATCCCTGCTCAAAATGTTTGAGTTGGCCTTGTTAATAGCCTCTTCCAGCTCTGACACAGCCGCCATCTGATGCGGCAGACCAGAACGGTAAAAGCGAAACAGGTCAATCAGCTTGATTTTGTTCTGGCTCATCGCTTGGGAAACAGGGTGCGTGCAACCATCAGTACCAGTTGAATAATGCCATTGGCCTTGATTTTCGGGTAGAGGCTCAGGGCTTCAGAAATTGCCGCAACAGCAATAGCAATCACGGCGGCAGTGGTCGGTTCCATAAAGGCAATGCTTTCAGCTAAGTCTATGCCGTTATCGGCCCCTGCCAATGGTCATCTCAATTTGCCTAACCCGCCCTTCAAGATCAGCCAGCCGTTCCTTTGAATCGTTCTTCAATTCCTGAATGTCAGCGGCAACGGTGCTAACCGATTGATCCAACTTGGCCACCTGCATAAACAAACCACCCAAACCCACAACAGCAGCCGTCAATAAGGCCGGTACAGCTTGGTTAAACGGATTCGATGGCGGCAATGGCGCTACGTGCGATTCCTCGTGCCCTTCCATTGAAAGACGTGCGCCAACCCTGTAATTAGCCTAGCGTCCGCTCCAATCTTGCTTTTCGAATGGATCAGGTTTGCCCTGCAAAATAACTAACGCCCGACGGTAATAGTGATTGTCTGTTTTACCGGCAGCCTCAAGTGCCTGTTTAATTTTTAGCCAGTTGTCGCGGGTTTGTTGATCCAATTCACTCAGCCTTTCGGCTAAGACTAATCAGCGTTGTCAAAACTGACATCATTACGGTGATGGTTCTGGCATCAACATCGTTACAGCCCATTGGTGTTGGGTCGATTGATTTTCCTTGCGGTGTACCAACCCAAGCCGCATACCAAGGCCAAATGCGCGGCAACACGACAAAACGACAACTGCCCCACTGTGCAGCAGAAACGATGACAATAGAAGCCGACACCCCAACGATTGATCGCCATAGCCAAGCTGGCATCAGCCTTTACCTTGACCGCGCATTTTTTTACGCCCGTGGTTAGGCAGGCTGTGTTGGCCTTGACCCTGCCGAGTGCGCTTTGGCTTGCCGGGGACGTGCTGAACACGGGCGGTGCCAACTTTAGATTTAACGGCCAAGGTGGAAAAAATTGCTCACCGCCAATTTAACGTCAAAGCACTGGCATTTCATACTCCGTGGTATTGGCTGCATAGTGCTTCCAGATCACCTGAGCCGTATTGCCAGCCCACGTTGCAGCCTGCGTAACGGGAATACCCGCCTCAAGCCAGCGACTAATCGCTACGTGCCGCAAATCGTAGGGCCGATACTTTTTCTGAATAAAGCCGGCTTCGTGTAACTGTTGCATTCGTTTGGCGAAAAAACTCTGGAATGCAAGCCGATTCCACGGAAACACATATTCCGAATCCTGCGGCAACGCCTCCAATATTTCCTTGGCCCGAGCATTCAGTGGAACCCACCGCTTTTTGTTCGTCTTGGTGCTGTCTTTGTGGCCGTGGGTCAACGTGAAATTGCTATGCACCAATACCCGGTCTTCCTGAATGTCGCTCCATTTCATCGCCCGCACTTCGCCCGTTCGCATAGCCGTCTGCAGCATGAACTCGGCAAACAATGACCAGTTGACCTTCTTATAAGCCAGCTTGCTTTCCAAAGCGACAAGCACCAGTGGAATTTCATTGCGCGGGATCACCACAATTTCGTGGTCACGTTGCGGTGCCTTTGGCATTCGGAAATTTGCCACCGGATTCTTCGGCAGCAAGGCCACATCTTCGGCAGCGGCCCATCTGTACAGACTGCGCGTATACATGCAGACCCGGCGGGCTGACGGCACGGGTTGCTGCTGCAACAGCCAAGTCAAGACCTTACGGCCTTCCTTAAAATTCTGAACAGGACAACGCCCAAGCCATTTCGTGACCTGCCTGTAGTCGCTGGTCAGACTGGTGGGGCAAAGGGCAACGCTGCGCTCGTCCACGAATAACTGCCAAGCCTCTGACAGTGTGTAATCGCAGGCGGGCGCAGGGGTTTCTACGCGATAGGATGGGTCCATCGGTCCAAGTCGGTGGGTCGATCAAGGGTCAGGGTGTTGGCGCACCGCTGATCCAACCCATTCCTAGCACACTACGGTGCTCAGCTAGCCCAAGGAACGCCAGCAGCCTTAGTGGGCGCCCGCTGCTCATCCAACTGGCCCTGCAGGGCGGCCAACACGCCTTGAACCTTTTCTTCACCAAGGGCTTCCTTGACCCACTGCACGATTTGCTCTTCTTGGAGATCGGCAAACGGAATCAGGTTTTCGGGACGCTCAAAACCGATTGAGCCGTACGCACCAGAGGAATAGGTTCCGTCTTCGGCGCTGACCGTGTAGTGAGCCACAAAAACGAAGCCATCGGCGGTTTCCCGCTCAAGGTTGGCAATCTTCCAAGTGAAGACGGTGGTGGGCGTAGCGGCGGCTTTAGCCATGGTGAGAGCTGGTTCTGCCGGAGTTTACTGGGGTTGCAGCCTGTTGGGAATGGCCGGTTTACTCGTCCTCGTTTTCTTCCAGCTCAAGCCAGCTCGGGTAAACCAAGGCGAAACACTCTGGACATTCGACAAAATCCTCTTGGATTTCCTCCTTACGCTGTTCGATACGCTCTCGGCGTTCGGGATTGAAGTCTTTGGTGAGTTCTGAAAAAGAGCGCATCATTGTGCCAAGGTGAGATGTGAGTAGGACTACGCGCCCTTGAGAGCTGCTACTTCAGCTTCCAGGGTTTCGATCCGAAGCTGCGCCTCTTGCAGAGCCTTGATCGCCATCCACATCATCTGTTGATCCTTGACACCGAGTTTCTCAGGCTGATCCTCAGTAGCCTCTTGGAAGACGGTGATCACTTCCGGGCAGCTCTCGGCAACCTGCTGGGCAATGACACCCATGTTCAGGTCAGCCCCGTCGGGCTGGTCCTTGTAACGGAAGTTGACGATTTCCCATTCCTTTAGGCAGTCCCATGTGCCTGCGGCAGGAGCGATGTCTTTCTTGGCATTGATGTCGGAGAGGTTGACGTTGTTGGCGCTGTAATTAGCAAGGCCACCGTTTGAGCGAATTGATGCTCTAGTCGTGCCGCCACTTGCATTATCAAAACACAGAAGAAACTCGTTAGATGTGCCGTTTGGTGATACTCCTGTGTAATTGATTAAAAGGCCAGATGGTGATGCATTGCTGTTGTTTATCCTGGTTATGTAGTTGCCAGCAGAGCCAGTGACATTAAATTGCTCTGAGCTAACGGCGCTAGACGTGCCAACTAACAAGCGTCCCGAGCTGTCGATGCGGGCGCGTTCGAGCGCAACGTTTGTAGCTGTAGTTTTAAAAGAAAGATAGCTTGGAGTTTGTCCTCCAGACTGATTGCCATCCGCACGACATTCAATAGCCGCACAGTCTTGCAGGTTTCCACTAGTCGGTTGACTTCCATAAAAATGAATTTTTCCGATAATCGTATCGCCAGTCCGGGCCGTAGCCGCTGGCCCGTAATTGGCAAATTGCAGCCACATTCCGTGTTCGTTTGCCGTGCCGCTGTTTGCTTTAGATAGCCAAAGTTTTTGTTCTGCGGAAGTACTGGAAATCTCTGTTAATGCCTGAGGCGTCTGAGTGCCAATCCCTACCGACCCTGAGTTATTGATCGTAACTCTTGCATTTCCTCCGGTATAAAAGACTTGGCTGCCAGCGCCAGAGGGCGAGTAATAGACAAGATCTTCACCGGAATCGTATTGAATGTAAGCAGATGCAGAACCTGCTTTGTAGAACTTAAGGGTTCCAGCTCCAGCTTCTGCTTTATCGAGGATGATGTCGGGGTTTCCGGATCCGTTGCCAAGATGCAATAAACCTGCAGGACTAGAAGTCCCCAGACCTAAGCGCTTCTGGGCAGCGTCATAAACCAGCCCATCGGTGTTGGCGACGATGCCACCATCA